GTATCAAACGCCTCTGGCGTGGTTGATTGCTCAAATGGCACAGTTATCGGCGTAGTAACCGACAGCGACTAATCTAAGTGGGGCCGGGCAACCGGCCCCCTTTCCCTATTTTGGAGTGGCGCAATGGCGGCTGGTGATACCAAACTATCAATTTGTTCTGATGCTTTGATTATGCTGGGCGCTGCGCCTCTATCATCATTTGCCACTGGTACTGACGAGGCGCAGGTGGCTGATCGTCTTTATGACGATGTGCGCGACACGCTTTTGATGCAATATGCATATTCTTGGTCTGTGCAAAAAGTTAAAATAGCGCAACTTGCCAGCACACCAATCAACGAATGGAAATACACTTACGCGCTACCCGGCGACATGCTTGGCAATCCAAAGGCTGTATTTAACACAAGCTCGGTTGGCTCGCGTCCTGTCAGAGATTTTGAAATCTACAACCTTGGACTATACACAAATTACGAAGAGGTTTGGATTGACTACCAATTCCGGCCAGAGCCTGCCATATTCCCGCCTTACTTTGTGCGGCTGTTGAAGATGGCATTGGCTGCGGAGTTTGCCGAGCCAATCACAGACCAAATCACTAAGGCTGAGTATTATCACGGCAAGGCTTATGGCTCACAGTCTGAAAATATGCGCGGCGGTTTAGTTCGCGTTGCAATGAATATTGACGGCGCTGACCGCCCGGCACAAACAATACAAGAGTTCCCGCTTTCAGACATAAGGTTCTAATATGAGCCGGATCATCCAGATACAAAATGATTTCACGGCTGGGGAACTAGACCCAAAGCTAAGAGCGCGTAACGATATAGCTCAATATAAATCTGGCCTCAGTACCGCTCGCAATGTCACTGTGCAGCCGCAGGGCGGTGTAAAACGACGTGATGGCAGCAGGTTTATTAATGCGCTTGATGGCGGCGCTGCTAATGCTGTGCGGATGGTGAGTTTTGAATTTAGTGTTTCAGACAGCTACATGCTGGTGTTTACTCCCGGCAAAATGTATGTATATAAAGATCGCGTTTTAATTACCAGCATTAATGGCGGCAGCAATGACTTTCTAACTGTCGCCAGCTTAACCGCCGCAATTCTGCCCGAAATGAATTGGGTACAATCAGCCGACACTTTGATCGTTGTGCATGAAGATTTAACGCCAATTAAAATTGTGCGTGGTGCGACTGACAGCGACTGGACTGCTAGCGTTATTACTTTTAACTTTATTCCTAAATACGCATATACGCTTAATATTGACAGCCCACAGTTTACCATTACGCCCAGTGCGACCAACGGCAACATTACAATTACAGCGTCAGCCGTAACGACAGACAATGGAACCGCACAAGCTGGCACAAGTAACACTATTACCTTGAAAAGCGGGACTAGCTACACTAGCGATGACCAGTGCAATGGTTTGTCGTTGCATTTGACTGCTGGCACTGGCAATGGACAACATCGACACATATCCGATTATGACGCCACCACAAAAATAGCTACAGTGTTTCCGGCGTTTACTACAGCGCCAGACAACACCACAAGCTATTCAATAAAAGCATTTGGCGCTGATAGTGTTGACGAATACTTTAATGCTACAAATGGTTTTGGCCGAGCGCGTATAACAGAATATGTAAGCGACACATCTGTAAAAGCATATGTTGAAGTGCCATTTTTTGACACAAGTGCTTTGACATCAGGTGAATGGGAGCTTGAATATGGCTATGAGGATGTGTGGTCAGCGACTAGAGGCTACCCACGGTCAGTAACTTTTCACGAAGGGCGTTTGTATTTCGGAGGAACTAAAAGCAGGCCGTCTACATTATTCGGATCTAGGGTTGCAGACTTTTTTAACTTTAATCCCGGCGAGGCGCTTGATGATGCGGCGGTTAGTGCCACGTTGGATACCGGCACATTTAACGCTATTATTGATATTTTCTCTGGCAGAAATCTGCAAGTGTTTACCAGCGGCGCTGAGTTCTTTGTGCCTCAATCACTTGACGCGCCTATTACGCCGAGCAATTTAATTGTAAAACAGCAGACTGCGTTTGGAATGAAGCCGGGCATCCGCTTGCAAAACGTAGATGGCTCGACCTTGTTTATACAGCGTCAGGGCAAGGCGCTACAAGAGTTTTTGTTTAGTGACGCAGTGCAAGCCTACACATCTTCTAAAATTTCGTTGCTGTCATCGCACCTGTTAAAGAACCCAGAGGAAATGGCGGTGCGCGTTGCAACGTCAACAGATGAGGGTGACCGGCTTATGATCGTCAATGGCGATGATGGCACGATTGCTTGCTATACTTTGTTGCGCAGCCAGAATGTAATTGCGCCGTCCGAGTGGACGACAGACGGCGAGTATATAAGTATCGGCGTTGACGTTGATGACATTTACACTGTGGTCAAACGTACTATAAATGGCGTAGATCTTTATTACGTTGAGTACTTTGATCCGGATATTTTGGTTGATTGCGCTGTGACTGGCGGGGTTGCTAGCTCGGTATTAATGGGCAATCTTCAAGGCAAGACAGTTGATATTATCCGAGATGGGGTAAATGAACCAGCGCAAGTTGTACCAACGCCATCGCCTAATGTGACGTTTGCCCGGCCAGCCACTACCAGTTTTCAAGTTGGTTTAGATTTTGCAATTGAAATTAAAACGCTACCAGTTGAGCCTAAACTCGCCAGCGGATCTCTCAAGGGATTTAAGAAGCGCATATTTGAAGTAAACGCTGAATTGTTTGCCACGCAGTCACTAACTATTGACGGCAAATCTGTGGCGTTCAGAAATTTTGGCGTAAATGTTCTTGACAGTTCAGTGCAGGAGTTTACTGGGCTAAAGACATTGAGCGGCATTTTAGGTTATACTTACGATGGTCAAATCACAATCGGTCAGGACGTGCCATTAAAAATGACACTGCTTGGCTTAGATTACAAAGTTAGTGTAGGGCAATAATATGGGTATGGCATCAACAGTATTTTCGGCTTTTATGCAAATGCAAGCTGGTGCTGCGGCTGCAAAAGGCTACGCGCAGCAAGCCACTATGCAGCGTATGCAGGCCAAGACCGATGAGCTTAGATATAGAGAGCAGGGTGTGGCTGTTCTTGACAACATTTTGCGCACACAAGCTTCCATTACTGCTAGGGCTGCGGCTGGTGGCATTGATCCATTTAGCGGCAGCGCAAAATCACTTAATCAGTATGCAATGGCGAAGGGTGCGCAAGAGCTTTACACGGCGAGAGAGAGCGGCATCATTGCGCTTAGAACTGGTGATATGCGGGCTAATGTAAGCATGTCTCAGGCAAAGTCTGCGAAAATGGGTGCTATGGCAAGTGCGGCTAGCACAATAGGCAGCTATGCGGCTGGGCAAGATAAGTTAGGGGTAGCTTAATGGCTGAACTACCAAGATACCGCCCATTGGGCGTAACGATACAGCCATTGCCCGGCGTTGATTTTGCTGCGGCTGGTCGTGCTAGAGCAGCCGCTTTTAATGAGATTGCTCGCGGCTTAGATATGATGTCTAAATATGCGTATGAGAAGCAGGTGGCAAAAACTAAGCGTGAAGCGTTAAAATATGCGTTTGAAAACCCTGTAACGCCGGATCAAATAACAGACGCTTTATCTGAGGGCAGAGATGTCAGCGAGATTGTTGGCGACCCTGACACTGTGTTTGGAGCAATTACTACTGCCACAGCGGCGGCGCAGTTAAAAACATCTTTGGAGACAAAGCTAACAGGAACGCTGGCAAAGTATAACGCGCAAATACAAAGCGGAGATCCAGATTTTGACATTGTAAAAATGCAAACTGATTTAACTGGGTTGATCAATGGACATACAAACGTCATTGCGCAAGTTGACCCTGCAAAGGCATTGTCTTATGAGGCTACTGCAAACGCGCTAGCGTCAACGGCTTACAAATCTGGCCTAGAACATTCTTATAAAATTATGCAAGGTTTTAAAAAAGACACTGCAAACGCAAACTTAGATATTTTGCCTAACGATATAAAAACAATTTTGCTAAACCACTCCGGCGACATGAAACAAACTCAGGGCGAGATTGAAACGCGCTTGAGAATTGTTAATGACGCAATCATTGACACTGGAGACGCCGCGTTTATTGAGGCAAATGGGGCTGCAATCAGAGATGTTGTAGAAGAACAAATGCAGGGCGTCCTTGTTGATTGGGCTACGCAGTCAGACCAAACTGTTGGACGCGCATTAAAAGGTGATTTTGGCGACAGGTTTACCAGCCTTTATTCACGGCTTGATGATGCTAGTAAAGCTAAAGTGCGTGAAGGCGTTAGAAGCCGCAGAGACGCAAAAATAAATGATGAAAAGGTTGTGCGGGACGTTGGTATTAAAAACGCTAAAACAGAAGTGCAGCGCATACAAACCACTATGGCTGATCTACCATACCGAGGTGTTGAATATAATAGTCAAATTGATCAGTTGCAGGCCTTGGCAATCTTGTATCCAGAGGCTGTAACACAATCATCTATTACATCTTTAGATAATGCGCTTGATCCAACTAAAGTCGATAAGCCAAATTATGTTGGTATGTTTGAGTTAAAACGCAGAATTATGGAGGGCGAAATACAAACACCAGATGATTTAGAAAAACAGGCCATAAATCTAGGTGTGGGGCCAAAAGATTATTATTCTATTTATCCTTTTCTTGTAACAGATAACAAGGCAGAAGAGGCAGAAATTGATAGAATAATTAGACAAAATGCAAAAATTCCTCAAGGCGCAATTGCGTCAAAAACTCAATCAAAAGCATATTTTGCTTTTGATAGAGAATTGTCAGTAAGGTATGAAGCCAGAATAAATGAGTGGGAAGCTGCTGGTACTGGTGGCATTAAGCCAACGCGATTAAGTGTTGCTAAAGAAATTGATCTTGAGCGTCGTCTCAGCGATGAACAGAGGGATCTTGATGCGGCAGTTTCCACCCTCGCACGGCGGTTTACTGGGGACGATGCGATAATCGTGCCTATTAATATAGACATTACAGAAAACACTACTTTTGAAGATGTTAGAGATGCTTTGATCGCGGCTGGTTATAGCGATAATGAATTAACCAGCCATTTGGAAGATGCGCGCAAAGCTTTTGTTGGTCTTGAAAGGGCAAAAGAAAGAAGGGACGCGCTACGATGACCGATGATTTTGCACAAGCGTATGAGGATAGATTTTCGGCTAGTGTTATGGTTGACACGCCACCTGTCTTGCAAATCCCTTCAATGGATACACCACCAGACCCAGCGCAACCAAAAGCACCGGTGGTTACTGAAAAGCAATTGTTGCTTGACCCTAAATTTGCAGCGTCTGCGCGCGACATTCATTTACTATTTGAGGGCGAGCCGTTTGATGGCGATGATCAAATGGCGGCGCGTTATGGTATAGATGCTATCGGTGAGTTTAACTATAACTTTGCTGGGCCTGCTGGTATCCCCGGAGAGAGCGGTGTTAGCTCGCCCGGCACAATAGGCCAAGCAGCAGCGTTGTTAACAAGTGGATCACAAGATCAAGCCAAATCATTTGTTTATCTTATGGATCGCTACGATCAACTGCCCAACTTTACACTGGCTGGCACTGGGCGAATGATACGCGGTATGGTCGCCGACCCTAGCGTCTACACTGGCTTTGGCACATTGGCACTTGGCTTTGCCGCGCGCAAGACTGGCGCTGTAGGTATTAAAAAGGCATTGGTCGAAATAGCAAAACGCCCCGGCACGTCTGCTGCTGTATATACCGGCGTTGAAGCTGGTGCTGCTGATCAGCTTACGCAAGCCGTTGAGGAGCGGGCTGGTTATGAGATTGACCCGGCAACAGGCGCGCTGCGTACAGCCATAACATCTGTTGTTGGCGGCGCAGCCGGTGGCGGGTTGGTTAAGGGTGGCGAGATGCTGGCGCGTGAGTTTGGGCCTGCTATTGGTGAGGCAATAAGCCAAGCGGGGCAGTCAGCCGAGGCTCGGATGGCAGAGCGTGGGCCTATCACTGATCGCGTTATGTCAGGCGCTGATCCTATGGAAGTGATTGATCCGGCATTGGCTGTTGCTGGTAAGTTGGCTAGGGGTGCAGAAATTGGTCAGGGCAGCCTTTTGTCCGAAGCAGGTGAGGCTGCAATCAAAACAGTTGGCAGTCTTGGCACAAATAGACCTTTAACAAAAGAAAATTTAGAAAAAGCTGATGAGGTTACTAAATTACTAGTTTCCAAAATTTTAAAAGCAAACCCAGATGCGGCACTGGGGTTGGCCCGCAGTGGCAGTGCGGCTGGTGATAGCAACTATTTAACTTTTGTGAACCCTGACGGTGCAATAGGTCAAATTAGAATTTCTGATCACAGCACTGGTGAAAGAAGGATGTCAGATTATTTTGAAATGTTGCCAATGAAAATACCGCCAGAAGGCGAGCAAGTTTTTGGTCAAATATCAAGAAGATCATTTGACAATACAATTGACAAAATTGTTAATGAAGTTGCTTTTGGGGGGGCTGGTAAGTTGGCAAGGGGTGAGGACGAATTAAAAACAGTTCTTGATTTAAGGGCTGAACAAATGAAATTGCCTGTTGGGCAAAGAGTTCAGCCATCAACTGATAATGTGATTTTTAATTTAGAGACAAAGCCCGGAGACAACCAAAGCCCTTATGAATTAAATATGCCAGAGCAAAACGATACCCCTGTTCCTCGAGCGCCAGAAGGCGTGAAACTGCCTTTAAATAACAGAGGCGCAAAAGTAATAGAAATGTCAGATAAAATTTCTGATGTTTTGGCTGACAGGGCGCGACCATTAGTCGGCTCTAATGTGCAATATTTTTATCATACTGGCCCTCTAATTGATAAGGCTGTGGAGTTGGGCATCCCAGAGGAAGAGGCGCGTCAACAACTAAAGAAATTTGCGTTAAATTATGCGGCTACTAGCCCACGCACAATGACTGAACAAAATCTGCGTAATGCCTCATTGGTAACCGCTAAACAAAAACGCGGCGTTGATTTGACAGAAATGATTGGCCCCGGCGGCGAGGGTGTTAATGAAAAGGGTTATCCAATGATGATTAACCCCGGCGGGATACATAAAAAACTGGTTGATGAAGCTGCTGTTGATGGTTTAAATTTCAACACAAACCCCAAGCCAGCGACTTTTGCTGAAAATGTAAGTGGAAATTTGTCTGGTGTTACTGCTGACACACACGCAATTCGTGCTGTTTTTGACGCAATGAACGAAATTGAGCCGGGATCTATACCCATTGAATTTATTGGGGGCAAAAATGCCAAAGCAACAAAAGAAATGCGCGCCCAGTATTTAGCTGACCCATCAAGCCTTGACCCAGCCACAATGATCAATGACACGCTGGCAACGCAAAAAATTAACGGAGAGCCAACTCAGACTGAGTATGCTATATTCTCAGATATATATAAGAAGGTGGCTGAAAAAATTGGTGTAAGGCCAGCCGAAGCGCAATCATTAAGCTGGTTTGCCAACGGCAAAAAAACAGGATTGGCCTCAGACCCTAAAACTATTGTTGAACTAATTGATGAGCGCGTAGACGTAACATCTCAAATGCTAGGACAGTCTAAAGACGAAGTGTTTAAGAAGTTTATGAAGGGGTCAATACCGTTGCTGTCTTTTGGTGGTTTGACGTTGCTTGATACTGGGGCAATGCAACAAGAAGTTAACGAGGAAATGTAATGGCAATACGCGGCCCAAGAGACTTAGCTGACGAACTGGATCAGCTTTCAAAGCAGACAGCAGAGCCTGATCTGATTGATGATGGCATCCAGCCTGCTGGCTTTGCTAGGTCAGCAGGGCGTCAAGTCGCCGGTCAAATCCTTGAGCCGCTAACAAAGCGCGGCGCGCGTGTTGACCCTGACTACAAAGTAACAGAAGAAATAACAAAGCCAGTTGACGTTGTTGATCCAGACATTCAGATGCCAGAGCCGCCAGTTGAAAAGATTGAGCCGCAAATTGTGCCGCCAATCAAGAAGCCTGCACCAGTCAGCGAAGAACGTGTCGAAGAGGTTATGGCAGAGCGTCAAGAAGCTATGGGTGGTGCGCGTCAAGTGCCATCGCCCACTAAGGCGCAAGTTGCAGAGGGCATTGAAGCGGGGCCAGTAAACACGCGCTTCTATGACAGCGACAGCTTAGCCGCTACAGTCAAGGCCGTAGCTGGTGACACCGAGCCTGACTATCAATCGCAAACAGTTGAAAGCCTTTACAAGCGCGCTTTTTCTGCTGGCGTTCCGAAGAAAACATTAGACGCAATGTTTCGCGGCGTGCCAATGCAAAGCAAGGTCGGCAACAACCAGTTAGCCACGCAGCTTGCTGGGTTGCAAGCGTTGCATGACGTCAGCGCGCAAAATGTTGATGAGTTGATGACACAAGCTGCATCTGGGCTGTTGACCGACCTCGGTAAGTTTGAGTTGCGTGAGGCACTGGCGCAACATGAGATTGTATTAGCAGAACTAAAGGGCGCAAAGCGAGATGTGGCGCGCAGCATGAACGTGTTTAAGGGCGCGCGAGAGCGCAACTTGCCTGCGCTTGACATTCGCGCCGTGCTTGACGGCGTTGGCGGTGATCAGCAATTGCGCGCCTTGGCTGACAATTATATACAGCAAGAGAACCGCGCCGCTAAAAACAAAATATTAGAAGTTGGTCTTTCACGCAAAACATATGACAGTATGATTTATGCGGCTCAATCTACGTTCCTGACTAACTGGGAAACACATTTGTTTAATGCTACGGCAAACGGTTTAACACTGTTTATGGATGTGCCAGAGCGCGCTGTTGCTATTCCGATTGGCAAAGCGCGACAGCGTTTAGCTAAAGTTTTAGGCAAAGAATATAGGCCAGATGAATATTACGGACAAGATATTTATGCCAGAACGTCAGCCTTTTATAATGGCCTAATGGATGGCTGGTCAATGATGGCAAAAGGCGCAAAAACAGGCGCAACCAAAGACGCGCCGCGCAACCCCATATCATCCGCGTACTTTAGCAATACGCCTATTATGATGTTGGGCAAAGAAGTGGCTCGCACACCAGAATTAAAAAACACAATATACGGACGCACCCTTGATGCTCTTGGCGCTCTTTATTCAATACCTATGCGCGCGCTTGGGGCTGGTGATCAGTTCTTTGGCGGCATTGCGCAGCGTATGGAGTTGCATGAGCAGGCGTGGCGTTACGGCGCTACGATTTACGACAAGAAACTGGCAGACGGCGCATCAGCGGATGAGGCGCTTGCATCTTCTCAAGAGGCTGTTAATAAATTTTTGACTGAGCGCCCGGCAGAAGTCGAAGCTAGTGTGCAATCATTTCGCAAACAAGCCACATTAATGGCAGACATTGATAGGCAATCTGCGCTTGGCAGAACGTATCACGGCGCACTTAAAATTATGAACAACCCTTTGGTAAAACCAATTATGTTGTTTAGTAAGTCAGTCACAAACCTAGCTATTGAGGGCGCTGCGCGTGTGCCTGTGCTTAACTTTATGTCTCCGCGTTTTTATAACGAGTGGGAAAAAGGTGGCCGTCATCGTGATCTTGCTATAAGCCGTATGGTTGTTGGAGGCAGTTTGGGTCTTGGCTCATATTTTCTTGCTCACAATGGGCGGCTTACTGGTGCAGGCCCGGCAGACACAGAAGAGCGCAACAATTTAAAAAGTTTAAAATGGCAAGACTTTAGTATGCGCTTTGACAATGAAGAAATGTCAGACGCTAACATTGCGCGACTTAATAATATTATGGGCGCTGGCACAGCGACTAGGGGAACTGGCACGTTTAAAGGCAGCACATTTGTTTCGTTAAAAAGAATGGAGCCAGTGACAATCCCGCTTTTGCTTGGCGCGGCATTTGCTGATGCTCAAAAATACCGCGCTTATGATCCTGATGATACTCAGACCGGGATTATGTTTGACGCGATGATGGCTTCACTTGCTGAATATTCAACAAACATGCCAGCTATGCAATCTGTAAATGAGTTGATGCGTATTCTTAATCAACGGCAAACAGATAGTGGTGACAAGGTCGTGGCTATGTTCGACGCATATATGCGTCAGGTTGGAAATGTTGCTATTGCTGGAACGCCTGTTGTTGGTTTAGCTAACAGTGCAATTGTTGGAAAAATTGAGCGCATCCTTGACCCAGCACTAAGTAATACGGCTGTTAATCAAGAGCAAGTTGAGTGGGCTGATGATGTTCTTGGCGTTGACGCAACACAACCCGGCATCAGGGCGCTCTTTGAGGCTTACAATAAAATGATGAGCCGGGTGCCTACTCAATCAAATAAGCTGCCGCCAAAACGTGATGCGCGTGGCAACCCAATTGAGTATGACAAAGATTACTCTTGGATGCCGTTGGCCACAGCAAAAGGCAAGCGCGATGAGGTTTCCGAAATATTAGCTGGCATTAATCACGGCATTGGTGATCCTAATTTTACAATTAATGGTGTGCGTTTGCCAGCAGAGCAACAGGATATGTATTTAAAACTCCAACAAGACCCTGACCCTGCTACTGGAATGACGATGGACGAGGCTATTATCCAAGCAATCAATGACCGCATAAATGATGCAGAGGCTCTAGGGATTGCGCCGCCATTAGGATCGTTGCAAAATGATGTAGATCAAGTGGTCGCTGATTATCGCGCCAGAGCGCGTAACAAGATGTTTGGCAAAAACATTAAGGATAAAGACACTGGCCTTGTAAACTATACTATGCAATCTGACGACGGCGCAGAAATTATGTACCCAGATACCGCTGCAAAGATTGCTAGAAATCAAGAAAAGGCAAATCTGTACGGACGTTAAATAATAGTGTATTATTGCACCAACAAAATGAGGCAACGCAATGGCTGATTACAACATTAACGCAATTACACGCCGCCGCGTGTTTACTGGCTCAGCAGGCGTTGGGCCGTATGCGTTTACGTTTGAGATATTGGATCAAGACGATTTAGCTGTTTATTTCAACGAGACTAAACTAACAATCACGACAGATTACACCGTCACGATTAACGCCAACGGCACCGGCTCTGTGACGCTGGTTGTTAATGTTGGTGGCAACGTGCCGCAAACACCAGTAGCAGCGGATCAAGTCATTGTCGTGGGAGCGCGTGACATTGAGCGCGTCACAGACTTTGTGACTGCCGGTGACCTGCTTGCATCGAGCCTCAATGAACAGCTTGACGCGCTAACCATTTTTGACCAACAACTTGCTGAGGAAGGTCAGCGCTCAATGCGAGCGCCGGTTTATGACCCGGCATTGGTGGATGATGGCGGCACACTTGACATGACCTTGCCCGCCAAAGCTGACCGCGTTGACGCGGTTCTGGCATTTGACACCAACGGCAACCCGATCAAAGGGCCAACGGTGTCTGGGATTACAACTATGACAGCCTTGGCCGCTGACATTGCTACACTGGCTGATATCGAAGATGGCACTGTAGCCACTGACGCTATTAGCGATACAGCCGCTATTGCTTCTGATGTGACGACTGTTGGCGGTATTGCGTCTAACGTAACCACAGTAGCAGGGATTTCTGCTGACGTTACTACTGTTGCTAATAATGTTTCAGGCGTTAATTCGTTTGCTCAAAAGTATCGCATTGGAGCATCAGACCCAACAACAAGCCTTGATGAAGGTGATTTGTTTTACAATACCACATCAGACGAATTAAAGGTTTACAACGGAACGGCTTGGGAAACAGGAGTGCAAGGTGCTTCTGGATTATTGTCTTTAACTGGCGGCACGATGACAGGAAACATTGCTTTTTCTGGAAGTCAAACCTTTGATGGTCGTGATCTTTCGGCAGACGGTACTAAATTGGACGGTATCGAAAGCAATGCGACTGCCGATCAAACTGGTGCAGAAATTAAAGCTCTCTATGAAACAGAAGCTAATGCTTTTACCGATGCACAATTTACCAAACTGGCCGGAATTGAAACGTCAGCAACAGCAGACCAAACAGCATCAGAAATTCGTGCATTGGTTGAAAGTGCAAGTGATAGCAACGTGTTCACTGATGCTGACCATACTAAGCTAAACGGCATTGCTACTGGGGCGACAGTTTACAGCGATAACAATGTTGACGCTCATTTAAACACATCAACAGCGTCAGCAAGTGAAGTTCTTAGTTGGAATGGGTCTGACTATGACTGGATTAGCTCTGGAACTAAACTTTTTGACGAAAGTTATGATGGTACTTCAACACTTCCATCCGCAACAGGTACAAATTCTGTCGCCGTTGGGGTTGAGGCAGAAGCCGATAGTTTACAAGCATCAGCTTTTGGGTTTGGGGCATTAGCAAAAGGTAGTTATTCTTTAGCCCTTGGTACATCTTATGCTGGTGGCGCAAACAGCGTTGCAATAGGAATTGGAGATAATAACGCGGCTTGGGGGGCGGAGGACACTGCACAATACGGTATCGCTATTGGTTGGCGAGCTTATAGTAAAGCTTATAATAGTATTTCGATTGGTAGCGACTCAAGGGCATCTGGAAATAATAGCATCTCCCTAGGAACAAGTGCAGACGCACAAAAGAGTGCATCTGTCGCAATTGGTCATTCAGCAGATGCTGATGTTGTTGGAAAGTTTGCTTATTCTAATCGTTCTAACACTTCATCTAATCGTGCTCAAGGTGGTTATTATATTTTAGACAAAACTACCACTGACGCAACACCTACTCTCATCCCCAACGCTCCTTCAGTGCTGTTAAATTCTGCGACAAGTTTCTCTGGTACAATTATCGCTAGAGAAAGCGCGGCGGCTGGTAGCGATTATGCTAGTTGGGAAATTAAAGGCGCAATGTTGAAAAATGGTGCAGGAACTTGTGTTCTAGGCAACGGCATTGTTAATAAAATTTACGCAACATCAGGTGCGTCTACTTGGGCAGTTTCTCTTTCGGCGGATGCTTATGGGTCAAATTTAAAAATACAGGTTACTGGACAAGCCAGCACTAACATACTCTGGGTTGCAACCGTTAACACATCGGAGGTTACATACGCGTAATGGGAAAAATTGAACTAGACCACACAGGCTCCGGCAGCGGTGTTACGTTAAGCTCTGACGGTACTAACTTATTATTAGATGGCTCTGCTATTGGCGGTGCTGGTGGCGGCGGTGATTTGCTGGCTGCCAACAATTTATCTGATTTAGATAATGCAGCAACAGCAAGAACCAATTTAGGACTAGGCACTGCGGCAACAACCGCAGCTTCGGCCTACGCCACGGCGGCTCAAGGAGCAACGGCTGATGCTGCGTTGCCACGCACTGGCGGTGCAATGACTGGTGCTATTACTACAAACAGCACTTTTGATGGTCGTGATGTGGCTACAGATGGTGCCAAGCTCGATGGCATAGAAGCCGGAGCTACTGCTGACCAAACTGGCGCAGAAATCAAGACTGCTTATGAAGCAGAAGCAAATGCGTTTACAGATGCACAGTTTACCAAACTAGCTGGCATTGAGGCTGGAGCGACTGCTGATCAAAGTGATGCTGAAATCAAAACCGCTTATGAAAATAACAGCAACACTAACGCCTTTACAGATGCAGACCATACAAAGCTCGATGGCATTGCAGCAGGCGCAAATAACTATGTCCACCCAAACCACACTGGCGAAGTCACCAGCACAGCCGATGGCGCAACGGTTATTGCTGATAATGTTGTTGATGAAGCTAATCTCAAAGTATCTAATGCCCCAACCAATGGTTACTTTTTATCAGCGCAATCTGGTGCGGCTGGTGGTTTAACGTGGGCTGCTGTATCTGGCGGCGGCGGTGCTTGGAATTTAATCAGCACAACAACAGTTACAAGCACTGTAAGCACAGTGGATTTTACATCAATCGGTTCATATAATAAATATGTTCTGAAATGGGATTGCACGATGAACGCCACTGCCATTGTAAAAATACAGATTTATGACAATGGCACTCTTGTAACGTCAAGCGATTATGTAATGCTTCGCGGTGCGTTTGCTTCATACTTGGCGGTTCAAACAACCTTTTCTGGAATACTCACAAGTGCTGGATTAAACAAACAAATTGGTCAGCTAGAAATCAGCGCAGTAGAACCTCGATTGCCTTTTAAAATGGAGACTGCTGGCATTTCAGGGACAGGCGACAATGGCGAAAGAACTTTCACGGCGGGCGCATTGAAATCGACATATTCATTGACTTCTTTTACGGGTCTAAGGTTTGGAACCACTGGTAGCAATAATATTGATACTGGTCGATTTTCTTTGTACGGCTTGAGCCAGTAGGGGTTTTGATATGAATAAAATGGTTAATGGCGTTCTTGTTGAGATGACCGATGCAGAAATTGCAACGGCAAATGCTGAACGAGATGATTACATAAACAATCTGTTGCCAATTGATGTTCGTAACCAGCGTGACAGGTTACTTGCTGAGACAGACTGGATGGCTTTGAGTGATGTTACTATGTCTAATGCTTGGACTGCCTATCGACAAGCATTGCGTGATATTCCAGCACAAGCTGGGTTTCCTTTTAGCGTAACTTGGCCGACTAAGCCGGAGTAAAACTATGAACGAAGAAAACAAAGTCATTCTGGATGTTGCTGCTGGCACCGGCACGTTTGCGGCCTATATGGCTATGGTGCCGGATTTTGTGGCTTTGTTTACCGGGATTTGGGTCTTGATACGCATCATTGAAACCGATAGCGTCAAAGTCATAATCAAAAAGCTACAAGGTCGTGTTTAAAGCAATCGTACTTGCTTGCTCTTTAAGCGCCCCACAAAACTGCATTGAGCTACATGATTTTCGCGGGCCTTGGCCGTC